TAGTCTCCTTTTTTCTTGGATTGTTCAATTGCTAATTTAACTAATGCTTCAAGACCTTTCATATCCAGATCTTTTTCATCTCTGTTATTTTGTTCCAGAATATCTTTCATAATTTTTCCTTTGATTCTCTCATTTTCCGCATTTATTTTAGACTCTTCAATCCCTACCTTGGATAGAACATCTAAAGTCTTTATGTCTTTTTTACTTTTTCTATCAAGAGAAGCTTTCTCTTTCTTGAAAGTATCTGTAGCTCCAGACTTCAGCATATCTATGATCTGTTCATTTTCATCAAGCTCAAGTTTCTTATTTTTCAGTTCCATTTCAGCAGCCTGTACAACTGTATCTGATTGCAACTTCTGTTTTTGTAATTCTACTTTAGCCTGTTCCAGAGATACCAGTTGTTGTTCTGGAGACTGAGCCATTCCTATAGCCTTGTTTGCATTCATTACCTGTTGTGCAGCTTGAGCCATTACCATTTCTACTACAGCAGGGTTCTGTACTTCTTCAGGCGGCATCTGCTGCATCATTTCCTGTGCTACTCCATTCATCTGTTCCTGATACTTCATAACTGAATGTTCTTGTATGTTAGCTTCCAGAACAGGACGTAATCTCTGCATGATAGGATTAGCTCCATTCATAGGATCTTGTAGATAAGCCATCTTGGTTTGAATGTGAGCATCATGGTTCTGCCCCGGAAAGGCTGCTATGGGTATTCCTTTCGTAGCAGCCATAATATCCGATACAGGGTCCATCGGTTTAGGTTCTATCTTGGGAGGGAGTATCTCTTCAAGGTTTGGCATATTAGCTGCATGAAGTATTGTTCTGTTCAAAGCTTCAAGATTAAACATGCCGGGAGGAGACTGTTGTGCCATCTGAAGAGCCATGTTAGCCATCATCATACGGTGAGCATTAGATGGTATGTTAGGATCAGAGACAGGAACTATATCTACTCTTCCATCGAAATCATTTTTAAATATACTACGATCTTCAAAAGGGACATCATAAGGATATTCATTGGGAAGATAATCATAATCTATCTTCGCCAATATTCTAAATTCATCTCTCTGTGATTTATGAATACGTTTATGGATGGCGGTAAAGAACTTACTGCTGGCTTCTAGTAAAGCCATAGTTGTTCCAACGGGTCCATAGGAGGCAGCATCAGAGATAACCTGCTCTGTGCTATCCGCAAACTTCTGACCAGCATTAGCTACGAACTGAAGCATCTGAAATAGAGTAGAGGAAGGCTCTTTATAGGGGAGAGGAATAATAGCCTTTGACAAATCCATTCCAGTTGCATCGACCTCCTTGAACTCACCGGGGGAAATAGGTTCATTGTCACCAACAATCCTAAGTCCCTTGGCCTTGAAACCTCCTTGAAGATTGGCAAACTGTCCTGCATCTATGAGAGATCTCATTGCAGCGGTTGCACTCATTGTTAAATTTCCAAGGAAATGTATCAAGCCCAATCCATAAAACCCAAAACCCGGAACAAATCTGTAATGGACAAAGTGACTTCTTTTTTCCATAGTCGGATCATTAGCTTCATAGTTTCTACGAATACTAAGTACTTGTCTGGACTGTTGTTCTACTGTTACGATATAGGGAAGAGATTGATCTTTATCTTCTATATCAAGATAACAGTGTTGTTCCAGTAAAACATATTGGGGATCTTTATCAGCAGAGGGAGACATACCAAGAATAGTATCCATTCTTTCTGTGAAAGATGTAATATTAGTTTGATTAGGAGTAGGAAGGTCTACTTCTTTATAGACACCAGCTAATACATCTTTCTGTATTTCCACAGGACTCCTGTAAATAACATGTGTATATCTGTCTGCATTCCTCAGATCAGTAGCAAAGTAAGATACATAAAACTGATCTATGGGAATAAATTCAGAGACAGGACGTTTAAGTGTTGAACTGTAGTATATCTTTTTAAATGCTGATCCTATCAAGGGAAGATGGAAAAGCATTCTTTCAAACTCATCAAAGTATTCAGGCATCTGTTCAGTCAATTGATAGTTCATAAAGTTCTGAACACGATTAGCCTGTGTCTCTTTCTCAGGAGTTACCTTACCCAGTATCTTAGTCTTTATAGGACCATTACTTGGAAACAGTTCTACAGAAGCTTTGGATTGAAACTTAACTGCCGACTCAATCAGGAGTGGATGTACTGCTGTACAAGCTCCTTCAAAAGGTTCTGATCCCGGCTCAAGTTTAAGTCCTAGTAAATCAAAGCCTCTTTCAAACATAGACTCCCATTCGCCTCTGGAATCCTTATCTGCCTGATAATTCTCTATGACATCTGAAGAGATTTCTCTTAACTCTTCTTCTTCTATCGTATCACATAGATCTTCATACCATTCTGCTATATCTTCCGAAGGTTCCATTATAGCATCTTCACTGGCAAAGTCTACTATAACTCCACCATCATCAGCTACTTCAAACGTAGCATCCATTTCTGTCTCTTCTGCTGGAACCATAGGAACTACATTAGGTATTTCTTCTGGTATTCGATCATATGGATTTTTTTCTGTTGCCATGTTATGTCCTATCCTTCATTATTTAGAAGTTCAGCATCACGTTTTTTCTTTAAAGCATCAAGTCCATGTCTACGCTGCGCGTCTCTACTAATAAACTTACTTTCTGTATCTTTATTTCCTGTAAATAGAGGAGATAATAATCTTGTTACTGGCGTTTCTACCATACTCATAGCCTTGTCACTCTGGCCGGGAACACCGACATTAAAGGTGGGTGTTACCATTGAAGCTAGTCCTGCTACACTAGGTAGAGATAAATCAACAGTCCCTTTAGGCTGCTGTTCCCCCCAACGTGTTATATCACCGCCAATCATATCCCTTCCAGAATGTTCATAATCAACTGCTCCTCCAGTAAGAAAATATAGAAGAGACTCACCAACAGATTCAAGTATACGAGCAAACCAAGACCGATCATCAGGTTCCTCTTCTACTTGCTTAGGCTCTTCTATTTTGTGTACTGTCTCTGTATCGGGGTTTTTCCATAAGCTTGTATCTCCCCTCCCTTCTAATGCTCGATTGATCATATCAGCTTTCTCTTGTGGACTCATGCCTCTTATAGGCTGATCATCAGAAGAATCTTGAGAAGTATCAGTAACTCCACTTGTATCTTCTGCATAATCACCTTGATCCGCATAAAAATAAGCAGGGATACCTTCTATCTTTCTACCACTACCACCCATATCTCTCAGAACAGAAGCTTCATCTGGATTGATCCATGCAAGATTGTGAGGTTGTCCATTTATGTTTATAGGTTCATTTATACTGGAAAGACCACCCTCTTTTCTATATAAAACTTTATCATCTAGCCCTGTCACGATCTGTCCTCCTTGTTTATAACCCTCTAGTTCTTTTCCAGATTTTATTTTAAATCTAAGACCTTTTAATTGTTCTTTAGTAGATTTTTTAATTCCTCTTGCCAATAACATTGGTCCTACCTGAATTACTTTTTCTGCACCAAATATAGGCTCTCCTGTAGAACGATTATAAAATGAAGTCCTAGCTGAAGGATCAAATCCTATCTCTGTCCATAATTTATGTGTTTCTCCTGCTTTATTAACCTTATCAGCATCCATTAACTCTTGAGCATATTTTTGTGTTGACTCTGGAGAAACATCCTGCCACTTGCCTTCCATAACAGCAAATGGATGTTTTGTTCCTTCTTTCTTACCCTTTACTTTTCGTATTCCTCTTGCTATATCAAAAGATTTTTCTCCCATATCATATATTTTTTTAGTTTCTTTAACATCAATATTACCTCCAAACTTAACATTTTTTAATATAGCTGTAGGAGCATATCCAAATACTTTCTTACCTTTACTTACTGTTACTACATATCGTCCATAATTTTTATAAGCATTAATATCAAATCTAGTATTTACTAATTCGTCTGCTTTTAGATTTCTATTAACTCCTATAATACCAAATCTTTTTACTTTATCACCAATAGAACCTAATATATCAAAATCATCAAAAAGTTTAGGAACTCTACCATATGTCTTTAAAGGTTTTAAACTATCTCTCATTTTCTTAAAGACATCAAAAGTTATTTTATCTGCGTCTAATAATCTAGCCTGTTTTTCTAATTCAGTATTACGATAGATTTCTTTTTCTGCTTTTGTTAATTTTTGTCCACCTTTAGATGTTGATTTCGTAAACTTTACAATATCATCTTCAGTTCTATTTAAAGCTGTAAGAACATCTTGAGTATCATCTACTTTTGTAAAAGGTTCATATCTTAGTTCATCCAGATCCTTTAATCCTCTTTCAGGGACAAAATCACTATGTGGTCCTGTGTATTCATCTAGCTCTTTCCCGAATACTCTGCTTGGAGTTTTAGGAAGTGTTGCTTTTTCTCCTACTTCTTTTATAGCTTTTTCCATAGGATCGTCTAAAAGTTTAGCACCGCTCCTGATAGCTGTCTTAACTCCGCGACCAAGTATTCCCACTCCGGGTAGTGTACCTAGAGCAGCTAAGGCAGTTAATCCACCGTATCCTGCTGCCTTGCCCCACTCGTCTTTCTCAAAGGCTTCTCCTGCCCTTCCTCCAAAAACATCTACTTCTTTAGCAGCAATAACATTTCCTATACCGGGAGTCATAGAGAGTGCTAACTGTTTTAATAAAGGCTCTTTTTCAAATTTTTCATAAGCTTCCTCTGTTTTTCCATAGAGGGCATCCAGCACAGAACCTGCATTGTCCTGTGTTGAAAGCTTATCAGCTTGTTCTACTGCTTTGTTGAAAATTTCTGACATGTA